ATACTATAACAGATAATGTTATCTTACAGAACAGAGTAATACAGATGGACGGTATTATCTCTAATATAAATTCAAGTAAGGAAACTACCTTATCTACAGACCAGTGGATTAGTCAAATAAGACAATATAGGAAATCCAAGGGTTTATATGTTGTCCAAGTTCACGACCTAGAGTTCATACCTAACTGCACTATAACTGGTATGCAGATCTCTAAGACAAAGAAAGAGGGTAACACAGCTTGGTTATGTTCTCTCTCTTTCAAAGAGATACGTGTATCTGTTAGGGCAAAATTAGTAGATATCCCTGAACCTTTTGCCGACCTGAAAGACAATGTTAACCCTAAAAAGGATAATGGGGACAGTAGCACCAAAGATGTACCTGAAAAACTATCTACAACAGGGACTCACGCACTGTTTAAGTACTTCACGGATGATACAGGTACAAACACTGACGAGGAGGGAGGTTAGTAATGCCAAAACAAATAAAGATCTCAGCTAACGCTTATCAAGAAAGTGTTGTCACTTTGAACGGTAAAACTTTCAAACTGACCTTAAGTTTCAATAACCTCAGTACTGTCAATAGGTGGTTTCTAGACATATCTGATATCCAAGGAAATGACCTTGCTACAGGTATGAAGGTCTTACCTAATAGAGACCTTACATCTAAATATAGTGTTTTAGTAGAAGCACTAGGGGGTATGATAGCATGTGTTAATATTTCAGGTGATAAATCAGAAGTTACTAGGGAAAACTTAATTACAGATGGTAAGTTTCAACTCTGGTATTATACGGAGCAGGAGATATTAGATGCAACATAATTTCTCTAGGAAGTATTCTCTTGTTATAGGTAAACCTAAAACGGTAGTTTATACTGGACAGGTAAAGGTGGACACGGAGGATGTTTTAAATGCGGTTGAGTATGTGACTGATACTAGATTAGAAGATATCAACGCTGCAGAGATTACAGATTTAGACATAACAGCTAATGTTACTTCCTCTTCGACCACAGCAGCTAATGCTTCTGGTGCTACGATAAGGATAAAGAACCTATCCAAGCAAACACTTAATATTATATGTAAGCAAAATAACTATGTAATACTATCTGCGGGGTATGAGCAACAAGAAGATATAGGTATTATCTTCACTGGGCAGGTAATAGATTACCGTACTGAAAGATCAGGTTCAGATTTAATAACTACGTTAGTATGTAAAGACGGTTACACACCCTCTAACGGTATCAGGGTTGCCCGTAAATGGGCATCAGGTGGCTTGACGTATGCAAAATTGATAAGGGACTTGGCAGGGATATATGCTGATAATGGAGTTCCTTTAGGGTACATCATAGACCAAGGGGTTGAGAGTAACTTCAGACAAGATTACGTGCAGCTCCCTCCTCCCGACACCACCCCACTAGCTAACGGTTTTTCAGCTTTCGGATTTCTCCACCAAATACTTACAAATGTTTGTTCTAGTATAGGGTATGTTTGGTATATAACTAATGGTAAGCTTTTTATTCACCCTAAGGGTTATACCAAGATCGTAGAGAAGATTACTATACCTGAGCTTAACATTAAGAGTGTCCGTCCACAAGGTTCACAAACAGGTAGTACCTCTACAGGTAAAGCTTCTACAGGTATAACACTTACAACATTCTTAGATTACAGACTAGCATCCGATAAGTTTATAAGTATAACCTCGGGTGATTACATCGGAGACTATAAGATTGATAGTGTGTCTCACTCACTAGATAGTCGTTTTGGTGAATGGAGTACCAAGTTAGTATGCAGACTCTTAAATTGAATGAAGTGCTTATATACGGTATAATGGTATTATGCAATAACTACAGGATTGATATATGTCGGCAGATTTAACAGGTCTAATGAAAAGCTTCATAGACCAATTAGAAAGTCAATTATTCACCTCATTACCTGCCACTATTATTCGATTCAATCCTAATACTCAAACTGCTACAGTAAAACCCGTAGGTTTGGAGCATTATAGTGATGGAGTTTCAAAAGATTACCCTGAAATTGATAACATCCCTGTTGTTTTTCCTTCGTCTAACGGAGGTAGTCTTACTTTTCCTATCAAACCTAAAGATGAGGTTTTACTTATATTCACCTCTAGAAACTATGATAATTGGTTTGCTACAGGTAATACTAAGAAAGGTTCTACATCTCAAAGATACCATGACTACAACGATGCTATAGCGTTAATTGGTATGAGGTCTAAGGGTAATAGTTTAAACGCTAATCAAGACTCGGTAGTTCTTAGTTATTTAGATAACTCACTACTGTTGAATGAGGATGGAAGTGTAGAGTTGAATGTTAAAGATACACTAAAGATCAGTAATAGTAGTTACGAACTTATAGACCTACTATCTCAACTGGTAGATGCAGTATCCAGTATAACAACACACACTATCTATGGACCAAACCCTGTGCTTAATAAAGCCACGTTCATAGACCTGAAAAACAAAATAGATACTTTCAAGGAGTAGGTATGGCAGTAACTTTAAACCCAGAAGATCTAGTAACACTTCTTCAAGATGGTATTGCAGGTATTGACCTAACCTCCCCCTCTAAAGATAATACAGAGGTATTGACAGTATTAGCTCAGAGCATCACAGACTACCTCAAACCTACCTTAGAGGGTCTAGATACAGATGGTACTATAAACCAAGAATTGAGTGCGATAAAGCAGGATATAGTAACTAATACTAATAGTATAACAACTAATACTAATAACATAACAACTAATGCTAATAACATAACAACTAATGCTAATAACATAACAACTAATGCTAACAATATAACAACTAACTCTAATAACAATACACTGACTGCGGGTAATGTAGTTAAGTTGTTTGGAGAGGCACTACCTACAGAGTTCAACATAACTACCTCTTATGCGGTAGACGATAAGGTGGAGTATAACAACAACCTGTATAGGTGTACCAATGCTCATGCTGCGGGTGTATGGGTAAGTTCTAATTTCAAACGTATAGACCTTGTTACTGTGAACACCAAAGAAGTTTACATTGAAGCACGTTCAGATGCAATAATTATAGGAGATTAATATGGATTTTTTATTAGATCCTCTGACACATGATTTAAAGTTAGAGGAGGGTAATACTCTATCTGTAGAAAACCAAGCAGGTTTGGCTCAGAGATTAAAGGTAAGATTACTATTGCACAAAGGTACTTGGTTTCGAGATATCTCTGAGGGTGTTCCTTACGGAAATATATTGGGCAGGAGTTACAGTAAAGAATACGCTGACACCAGTATAAAAAGTAGGATACTTGCTACAGAGGGGGTACTAACTTTAGATGAGTATACTTCAACGCTACAAGATAATAATTTTCGGGTAATATTTAAAGTAAATAATAGTGCAAACTCTATTATTTTGGAGATATAATAATGACTTTCGGAGTTACACCTCAGGGTTTTAAAGCCAAGCAATTCAGTGATATAATGGAAGAGATAGCTGCAGACCTTAAATCTGATGCGGGTGTTGATATAAGTAGTGGCAGTGATACTTTAGCAGATATCTATACGAACATTATCTCTTTAGCAATATCGGATACTTGGAAACAACCTCAAGACCAACAAGGTATGTTCTCTATAGACTCTGCGGAGAAGAATCATTTAGAAGACCTAGTGAATTACATAGGTTTAAAAAGAGAGTTGGCAGCACCAAGTCAAGGTAATATTTACATAACCGCAGATACCGAGTTTGAGTTACCCAAGACAAACTCTTTTTATGATATTTATGATACAGAATTTGTTAACCCTAATCCAATCCCTGTTAAAGTTTCTCAGTGTGTATCAGCTACTTTTAGGCTAGCAGACAATATACCTTCTGGAACTGTAGTTAGTATCACAGTCCAAGGTGAAGTATCTTCTGTTACAGTAGGTACAGACTATGCTGTAGCACTTAACGCACTTAGTGGGGATATAACATCTTCAGATAATACCGCCACTTCCACGGTAGATACTACTGGCGTAACCCCTCTGATAACTATACAGAATGAGATAGGGAATAGTAATATAACTGTTATTCCTAGCAGTTTCACTACTCTACAGGAATTAACATCTAAAGGTGTGGTGATATCCCTCGTAGATGGTGCAACACAGGTACTACAAGATACCGTAACTACCCCACCTAGTTACGCACAAATATTAAGTGTCACCAACAGAGAAAACTTTATATTAGGTAGGTTAGTAGAGAGTGATGAAGATCTAAGAGCAAGGCACAAGATATCCCTGAATAACACAGGTTCTTGTACTGTAGATAGTATAACAGCGGCTATCAGTAATCTAACAGGGGTTACAAGTGCAGTGGTCCTAGAGAATGATACTATGACAGCCACAGATATCCCTACAAAAGCTTTTCATTGTATAGTACAAGGGGGCAGTGATCAAGATATAGCCGATACTATATGGGCTAATAAAGCAGGTGGTATAGAAACTTACGGTAATACGGAAGTAGCTATATTAAACTCTCAGAGAGATTTGAAGTATGTAAACTTCTCTAGATTAGAGGCTTTATATGTTCACGCTATTATAACTTTCAAGAAATACACTGCTGATGGGGAAGCTTTTCCACAGGGAGGAGAAGAGTTATTGAAAGCTAGGTTAGTGTCTTACGGAACGAGTCTTATTGCAGGGAAAGATTTAATACCTAACAAATTTGCTGCTGACTTACTTATAAACACATTAGGTACAGAGGATGTTACCGTTAAGCTTGTAACCACAACAGGTCAACATGATACACCAAATGTGGGTGCGTATTCTATTACTAAACCGATACCTGTGGAATTATGGCAACAGGGTGTGTTTGATATAAGCAGAGTAACTGTTGAGGAGAATATATGAGGTTAGCAACTGAGTATGTAGACCTCTTACCATCACCTCAGTTCGATAACAGTCCTAAGGTGCAGGCGTTCTTATTAGCTTTTCTTAAGTCTATACAAAGATTACAAGAAAGTTTAACTGATTATGAAGCTGTGACAACTAATATAGATCTGGCTTACGGTAAGCAGCTAGATATTATAGGCAGTCTTTTAGGTGCTGTACGAGGTAGTTTAGATGATATTGGTTACAGGCAAGAGATAAAGCTACAGATAGCTAAGAATAATTCCAACGGTACACCAGAGAATATTATTCAACTTATAGCCAGTATTACAGGCTCTAGTTATGTAGGTTATTGGGAACACTACCCTGCATCCGTGATACTATCTGTGAATGGTGATAATGTACCTCAGAATATAGCAGATATCATGGATAGGTTAGGTGCTGCGGGTGTCAATATAAGCGCGGTCTTATCACTGAGTGGAGGTTTTGAATACTTAGCTTTGTCTGATGTATTCAGTATACCCTCTGCAGAGATAGTAGATACAAATATTATAAATGAAGATGGTTCAGACGAACACACCGAATCAGACGAAACCATAGGTGGGTCTTTTCGTGTATACAAACCTGTAGCAGGTGGGGAGGGTTTTAATGTACTTCCTGATATAGTCCCCGTTAACCTTAATAAAGGTGCTAACCAACCTTACATGGAAGGTGGTGATGAGGGTGCAGAGGCAGGATCATATAGATACGATGTATATGGTAGTGGCGGAATACTACCAGATGTTTATCAGAAAAATACAGGAAATAAATAATGGCGTTTGATTATGAGTTAGTTAGATGGGCTTCAGGCACAGAAGAAGAACCCGCTGTGGCAGACCCAACAATAAAAGTACCTAATAAAGATGAACCACCACCAGAACTTAAATCTTCTGGTCTTAAATCGGGGCAGACCATAGGAAGACAATGGTTAAATCATCAGTTTGATAATACATACCTAGCACTAGTAGACCTACAAAAGCAGATAACAAACATAGTACAGGATGGTACAAGACCTACATTGGAGGCTATATACCCTGTCGGTAAACCTTATATGTCTTTTGATGACACTGACCCAAACACAGTGCTTGGTTTTGGTACGTGGTCAAAAATTGAAGGTCAGTTTCTTCTAGGGACCACAGGTGCAGAATCTTCAGGTATTTCAGGTGGTAATTCCACACATACACATAACGATACTTTAGCGGTAGGCAGTCATACTTTAACAAAAGAGAATTTACCCGCAGAATCACCAGTAGGTTTAACAGTTACCACTACAGGCAGTGGTGCTACGGAGTCTGGTAATAGTAATCCATTAGCAGGTGACAATGTTAGTAGTGTAAGTAACGCAGGTAATAATATTACTTGGGCAGGACAAAGCGAACCAGTGGAACATACTGTGACTGGTGGTATCCAATCTGCTAGTAACTTACCTCCTTTCATAACGATACATATGTGGCGTAGAACAGCATAAGCATAAGGAAAAAGAAATGGCTTTAAATTTAATAACTAGGTACCTCACTACCCGTATCGACAACACAGATCTTGTAGGCTACCCATACGGTAAGGCACAGAATGTACAAGGAGGTGTCGATGGTACAGGTACTCCGTGGGAGGCCGATATTATCAACGATACACAAGGTTTCCTACAAGCACTTTTGTCAGAAGCTAATATTACACCATCAGGTAATGCTGATATGGTTGGAGTTTCAGACTACCTAGACAGCCTAAAAACTGTCATAGGTGCAGAGAGCGCTTCTAATATCAAAGTACCTTCTGATGCACCATACAACGCACAAGGTAGTGGTGTTGATGATACGGTCGCTCTACAAGCCTACATGGATGGAGAAGATGTTTGGTACTTTGACCAAGACTATACGTTCTCTTCTACACTGACATCTACAGACCGTAAGATCGTATCAATCCCCTCGTCAGGTAGTTTGATAGGAACTTCATTAACAGAAGATTTTATTGTATTTACAAGATGTGATGATAGCATCATAGATGGCTTGAACCTAGACGTTTCTGGACTAGATGCCACCGCATATATTGATGCTTTTCGTGACGCAGTTAAGTTTGATAACTGTAAGAACTTCACCTACCAGAATTCAAGGATTGTCGGTGCACCAGTACAAGCACTTAATGTATTGAACGGTTGTGATGGTGCTAAGATCATAAATAACTGGATATTGGATGCGGGACGTAAGCAAAGACGACACGCTGTAAGTAATATCTCTATCGGTGGTGGTATCCTGTGTTACAACAGTAAGCGGGTGACCATCACAGGCAATCATGTGCTTAGATGTTGGTCAACTTGTATATACTACTATGGTGATGCCCCTATAGAGTCTAACACGGCATCTAGCCCAGAACAATCTATACTTTCAAACAATATCCTTTACTACTCTCAGTCAAACGGTATCCGTATTCAGGATGACAACTATGATGGTAATCTAGCAGACCACAATAATAATTCTATACTTGGCAGAGCTAGTGCATCTTGTTCTGTTACAGGAAATGTTATTATTGATATGTCCCGTTCAAATATAAGACCTAATGGCGTTGGTCATGTAGTTGATGGTAATGTTTGTATTTACACTGGTCAAGATATTTACGGTGTGTCTGATATAAGGGCAGATGGTATAGCAACTAATCATGGAGATGGTTTAGTTATAAGTAACAACTACTTCAAAGAGGTTGGTGCAGCAATATGGCTAATACCTAACGGTTTAGTGGATTTTGGTGCAGAGAATATTATTGTTGATAATAATATGCAGGTAGGTTGTAGCTACTTCCTCGCATGTGCACAAGGTACTACAGTTCCTACTGGGGAAGTATGGCCTGTCACTGGTATAACTGCCACAGGTAATAGAAGTTATAATCCTAGGGTTACACACATACAGTTATCAGACACAGGTGATACTGACCTGACAGGTAACCACTTAGTGGGCGCAAACACCGATGGTAATCAATTACCTGCAATAAGATTATTCCGTAATGGTGATCTTACACTGCAAGAGAATAAGATAATAGACGCATTATACGGAGTGACAGTTACTACAGCAGATCGTGTAATTGCTAATGACAATACTCTGATAAACACAAGAATCAATGGTATGTCTTTTAGTGGTATAACTAGAAAAGTTAATGCATCTAGAAACGATATTGATTTTGGTAATCTCTTTGATAACAGTTTAACCACTACTAATGTAGCAGATTTTGCATCACTACCTGTCACAGGCACAGCAGGTATATACTACCAGACAGATGACAATGATAAAATCTACCTGTGGATCACTAATGCATACGTAGAACAAGGTGCTATAGGTATTACTATAGATAATTGTCCTCAGGTACGAATAGAAAGTAATGATTTTGTATCAGACTCAGAAGCTAATAACAGTGGTATACTCTTAGCTAGAAGTGTGGATGTGGCAGATGTAATAGGTCATGTTAAGAACAATACCTTCGACACTGAAGTAGGTTTTAACAACCAAGCGAACCCTTGTGATGGACTAAACCTACAGCAAAGCGGTAATGTCAGTTCAGGTGTCACTATATTGGAGCATGATACCTCCGTTATACGTTGGGTAGAGAGTGCTGTTAGTGTACAAGCTAGTGAGGAGGAATCAGGGACAGGTGTTGTATTCACTGCAAACAACAGGGCACTGACCATACCTGCAGACCTACCGATAGGTTATACTAGGTACGTAAGTTCAATAGGTAATCACGACTTCCAAATAGTTAATGCAGTCGGTAGTGCAGAGATCCTACAAGGAACACTTACATCTACAGGTGGTGAGATGCTGACAGTTACTAAAGTTGCACCTGTCCACTGGGTTGTTAGTGGTGCAGGTAGCGCAGCCGGAGCAACACCTCAAAGTACTTTTGTAGGTGAGATATCAAGTACAGGAACAGGCACTACATTACCTGCATCTTGGACAGTAGCTAAACTAGGTACTGGTGAATACTCCGTCAATACTAATGGAACAACTAATTACATAGCTACAGCCAATTCAAGAGTCAATGGTACTCTAGCTACTGTAGTTAACTTTGGTACTAGTTTTGAGATACACACCTATGATGCAGCAGGTACTGCTGTTGATGCAGGTACATATTTCTCAGCTACAGTATCTTAGTAACCTAAATCTCTCATCTGTAGGAAATCTAAACCTATAGATGAGGCATGACTTAGAATCTTTTCTAGGTCTTCAGGACTAATCTTATAATCAGTATCATGGTCTTCACTGATCACATGCATACCGAGGACTAAGGTTAGTCCTTTTTCTTTTGCAGTCTCCATAGCAGCAAACAAAGCTTCCTCATATAACCATAGACTATCTACACTTACCCCGAAATAGAAATAACCATCCTCATAAAACCCCTCAGAGTAGTCCATGTTAATACTACCACCAAAACCCCTGACAGTCTTGAAATAAGGTTTCAGTTGCATATCTGTCTCTAAAGAATGTATACCAAATGGATAAGCAAAACTATCCACCTCTAAACCATATAAACTCATATTCTTCAATGGCTTCTTTACTTCATCTTGTAACCACAAAGCAGCACTATGTTCTGCTACGTACTCTACAGCGTTATAATGGTTTTGTGTATGTAACCCAATCTCCCAACCACGATCCTGTAGGTCTATTAAGTCCTGACTCATACCGTGATTAAATCCAGATACAAAATAAGTACCTTTAGCTCCGTATTTATCAAACAAATATTCATTCTCTAACAAGAAAGGTAAACTAACACCATCATCAATACTTAATACAATACCTGTTTTTTGCTTACGGTCAACTTTCTCAACCTCAACAATCACTTCCTTGATCACCTCTACAATCTTAACAACCTCCACTTCTTTAATTACTTCTTTAGTCTCACCACCACAACCAACTACAGATAATAACGCTACACCTAGTACTGACATTTTAAGTTTATTCATTTGTTCAATCTCCTATTTAGTAAGTGTGTGTATAATACACCCTACCAATAGCAAGGTCAATACCTATTCATAGTTAATTCCACTTTATTTCAGGTAATAAAAAACCCTGCTAAACTAATTAAAGTCTAACAGGGTTCTGTTTCTAGTTAAAAACCTTTATAAAACAAGGCTTTGCTAGAAAGGTACGTCATCGTCAAAATCTACAGGAGGCTCACTTGGAGCACTTGCACTACCACTATTCTGCGGAGCAGGTGCTTGAGACTGTTGTGGTGCAGCAGGTTTATCATCTTGCTTAGGTTCAGGCAAAGGGTCAGTCTTACCTAAATCCTCCGCCTTATTACCAATACCTGCAGCATAATAAGCTTTAGCAATATCTGAATCCATCCAGTTGCGACCCATCAACCACTCACCATTCTCAGGACGACCCAATGATACGTTTTTATCGAATTGAGTTGACTTCTTCATCTCATCCCACCACATACCACGAACCTGTTTTAAGTTCTCTTTTGAGTAATCACCACCGTTAAGCAGTAAACCACAGAACTTAGGCACTTCAGGTAAATCAGCTAACTGTTCAGCTACCGTATAGTTACCACTACGCTCTTTAATATCTTGTAGTGCTGTAGGGTTCTTAATCTGAGTCTTGTAGTATGTTTTACCATCTTTTACATTCTTCGTCATAACAACATCCCAATTACAAGTTGCTTGGATTAAGTACTTCAAGTTATGACCGTCATTCTGATACTGCTCTAATTGACCAGTGGCACTCATGATCTTATACTTGATATCTTTATCACCAAACTTCTTAGTCTTGTAATTAACCTCATTAACCACTGTACGCTCAAACTTACGTTGGAACTTACCATTGTAGTCTACACGGAAAGGACGTAAATCACTTTCTTCTGACTCACTTGCAGGGTGCTTAGAGTAATCAAACTGTAATGCGGGAAAATCTACAGCTAATACAAGAGACTCTACAGGATCTTGATTCCAGAAAACCTTACGAACAGTCTTCATAGCTTTTTCATTGTTATCCCACTCATCTACCCATTCAAACCAGTTACTCTTGAACTTCTTAAGACGTTCAATCTCTGCAACTGACATCTCTTCACCGTTTTGAGGTGGAGCTGTTGTAGATACCATAGAGAACGGAGCTTGTGGTTGAGTACCAAGTTCAGCTACGAAGTTTAGAACACCGATAAGTGTTGCTGTCTTTGTTTCTTTACCTTTTGCATCTTTAACAGGATTTACATCAAGTAAGTTCCACTCAAGTTCATTGTATTTAGACCAATCATCACTTGAGATTGCTGAACCTGTGCTACCTGTTTCTACTGCTTTATCAAAAGACATATTTGTTTCCTTTTATATAGTTCGCTTCTTCGAACCTTTTATTTAAGTTTTGGTTTGATATGATTAATTCTTATCTCTCCGTTGCATAACATCTCTGTTAAGTATTACACACCCTATCTTACGTAGGTTTTAATGTTCTTGTTATTATAAGACCATTGTAACATATTGATTTGTAAAGTCAATACCCTACTTAACCTCCTTGATTTCAATTAAGATACAATCTAAATCTCCTCCAATAGTACCACCGCAGTAACTATAGAAGTATTCTACAGAGTCTTGCATACTCTTCCTTGCGGTATGTAAGAATACATCATCTGTTGTCTTATCATGAATAACCCAATACTTAGGTGATAGTTTTTGGTTACTGTTCATTAGCACCCTCTCTATGTTGTAAGTATTTTAATACGTAATGGCTATTTTGTTCAAGCACATCCATTATGTTGCCTAGATCTATTTGACCATATGTTGCACTTTGTTTGAAAGCCTCCAGTAGATAGTGATAATTCTCATGAGCTGAACATTTGCCCTCCGTTTCAAATAAAGTACCATCAACAGAAGATTTGAATGCAGTTACTTCCTCCATTAGTCATTCTCCACGGTCACACCAAGTCTTTGACACTCAGCAATACATTCATCCACCTTACGTGCTAAAAGCTCTAAGGATTCCATAGGGACACTCTGAGAGGACATATCAACTCCCTCTAAAGCTAGTTGATATTCTTGTGTAGCATGATTTAACTCATCCAATGCTAAGATTCTATTCTGCTCTGTAATCCAATCTTTACTTTGTTCTATCATACGATACCCCCAAAAACCAATGATTAATAGAAGAGAATACTCTTGCATTCAAACCCTCTAACCGTAACAGTTCAACAACTTCCTCTATATCCACAAGACCATTCCCGTCTGTGATCGGAAGCTCTTTGTTATACTCCTTGACATTACCATTACTGTAGTAGATGTAATAAGGTATATGAACACTATCCTCATCTACAAGCCTGTTTATGAAACTCTCACTGTTGAAGTATTCTAGTACCTCAGAGTACATATTATTAAGTTTCTTAAACCGAGCAGCTTTTACCTTGTCGTGTATAGTCATCACACCTCTCCTAAATTAACCATTTACATATATCACCACCGTGATATATAACATTATAAGCTAATTGCTTAGCCTCAATTCGTGTAAGCATTTTACCTCTGTTATCTGAGTGTGTCAATAGTATTTTATTAACTTTATTACAAAACATTTGATGACGATCACCTGATAGTGTTTCAATGTAACACTCAATCAAAGCTTCTTTTATCTCTTTCTCTAAATCAATGTTCATAATATCCTCCTATTAATTATATTTACAATAAGTATTTAGTGCTTCTTATCTCTTGAAACAAACTATACCAAACACTTATTAGGAATACAACTGCTTTTTAATATTTATTTCGATTTATTAATGTAATCCCTAATGGTTTTAAATATCTTATCTAGATCAGTCAATGTAGTTGACTCTAAGTAACCTAATGTAAAACCATGCTTAGCTCCATATCTTTCGGTCACCTCTTTACCATTAACGGATGTAAGGTAAATCCAAGGAATATTAGCACCACTTGTAATATCAATACCTATCTTAGATAAACGGTTTGTAAGCCTCTGAACAGGGTGTGTATCATAAGTATTAACAATATCACCTATAGAGGCATTCTTCATACCATGAGACTTGGTTTGACTATATCTCCCACAAGTAGAGAGGAGGTCAGCTTCCTTATAAGAACCAAAATGAGACTTAATATCCCGTAATGCAACTATTTTAAATTTCATAAATTGTATCTCCTATTTTATAATCAAGAAATCATCGTATACGGTATCTACTACAAAAGTATCATTTCCGCTTTCAGAACTAACTTCGAATTCAAGGCATTTAATACGCATTTCGCTCACAAAACCTTTAAATAGAAGGTTAGCCCCTCCCTCATCTGAGTAACCAATCATAACCTTATCACCCAGTTCTACTTTTATACCGTTAATATCTTCCATAACTACCTCCTATTTTATTACATTACCTACTGAAGAGATCATGAACTCATAACTATTAGTAACACCAACACTAATCTCTCCATCGAGATGTGCATCCATATCGTCATACATAGTTACAATCACTTCACTACTAAACTGCTCTTGCATCTTATCTTTAAACTCACCAATACCATCACACACTACAAATAAGGTGTTATTGTAAAAAGGTGAACCGTCAGGGAATTCTAATAAGTAACCTTCCATACTACATCTCCCATAATCTGTTCTGTAAAGCCTCTGCAAGGTCTTCTTGTTTATCTACAATACCATTTAAAGCTTTGATTGTCAGTTCTTGTGCAGGATGTATATATTTAATACTTTCTTTTATTGAAAGTACGGATTGGTTCAAAGCTTCGATACATTCTTCTACTTCCCAAGTGTGCAATTCGATCATCTTATTTCTCCTAGTGTACCCGAAGGTACTGTTAATTGTGACCTGATTCCTTAGCCCAATGGTATAGGGCTACATCAAGAGGGTTATCATAATCTACTGTGCTGATAGTACGACCTAAAAGTCCCACATATTGCTTACTACCGTAATCTTGTAGGATACGTAGTTCCTTAGTGTCATTGACTTTAATAACCTCGGTTAGTCGGTGGTGTTCTTGTTTACTTACCTGAACTAAAATCTCAGATGGAAGTAAATCTTCATCACAATGAGGACAGTACGCATCATATCCCTGTGTCACTGTGTTTAGGTCTTTACTTGCAACTGTTTTACAACGATCGTGTATTACTTTATACATCACTCTCTCCTATATACTCTTTAGCTATATTGAACATCTTTTCTTCTATCTCAATACCTATAAAGTCACGACCTAAACTAAGGCATACTTTACCTAATGATCCACTACCCATAAAGGTATCTACTACAGTATCACCCTTTTTACTATGAAGTTTTAGTAAAGTTTGTAGTACCTGTGGTGGTTTCTGTGTAGGGTGTACCCTCGCCTTGCTGCTTAGTGTGGGGCATGTTATCACTTTCTTTTTACCCTGTATACCTACATCATTATCAAAAGGAGCATTCTTACCTCTTACAAAGATGATAAATTCCACCTCCTCTTGGTATTTACCATGTGCAAATGGTACGGGGTTGGTCTTCTGCCATATAAGTAAAGTAGTACTCAGCTTTCTAGCTTCGAAGAATGCCATAGTCTTAGCTATCTGTTTATTAGAGCAGAAGATAAGAAGATTAGGTGTCTTACACACCCTCAACATCTCAGAAAATACATTCTCCATATCGAAACCATTAGAGATTTCTTTAATATGGTTATCGTGTAACTTACGTTTAAGGTTTACATTCTTAGTACCACCATGCGTATCTAACTCATAAGGTGGGTCAGTAAACACTAGGTCTACACTCTTACTGTCCATTCTCTTTAATACTTCTAGGCAATCTTCGTTGTATAATTCCATATTATTTCTCCGTTATATGTTTATGTATTTAGTTGATATAGAGCATTCTACACGAGATAATGTAGAATGCAAGGGTTATTTTAGTATAATTTTACAATTAGTTAGTGGGTTTGTAGGTAAGTCCCTTTACTACCTAAATCACTGACCTTAAAACCACCATCAAGGTTAAAAGCAAACTCAGGTGATCCTTGATTAGGGAAATACTCAGGGTTTTTCTTATACCAATCAAATACGTAATCACTTGCATATTTATAAGATTCACACATAAGTTCACCTATTAAATCCTCAGAACCATCCCAAGCTTCACATAAGTACTCATCCCTACTGTTATAGAGTTCGTCATACCTTAAGTAATCTCTACTCTCTGGGGTTTCTCCCAGTGGCGGACTAAATCACGTTCCTATTAGGAACTTCCACGTTTCGACTTCACTTGAAGCCTACTCCCTCTCGGGATAGTCTCTGCACACGCTTTCGCTTGCTCAGTATTGCCTTCTACTAACAACATTACACTAGTCTCACGACTATAATAATACGCCTAGCTAAGGTTTCACTGAATTAGTGGAATTCTTCGACTCACCTTACGATGAGAAGCCACAATGTTGTCTATGGTAATCTAATACTTGGTAACCCTTATCTATTAAACCTCTACTTACTAATTCTCTATTAAACCAGTTCACCGCTATCTTTTGACAAACTGCTTCAGTCGGATTCTTCAAAAAGGTTCGTTAGACCTCTCTAGCAGCTTTACCTGCATCTCTATGTCACCATAGAAGCCGAGACTATATCTTCACCCTCTGTATTAACAGTAGGGGCTGTGCGCTTCCCTTTAAAGCTCTCGCTACCACTTGGCGGTATGGTGTTCATAATCCTAAGAGGATCGTATCACCTAGTCGTTGCACCTTCAAACCGATCACTCGGTGAGCTTGGCTCAGAATTACCTAATATAGGCTTCCTCTGAATTCACACAGTTTCCAACTAAGATTACTCTTAGTACAAGGCAATGATAAATAAAACCTTGGATCAAATAATTTATGGCTTTATGGTCAGATTTACAAAAAACCCAATAACCACAGGGTAATGGTATATACCAACCTTTACCTCTTTTATACTTACTCTTATTAGCTTTAAGCCAAGCACCTACTCCATCTAGACCCATTTGTCTTAAGAAGTTCTCTCTCTTCTCATCACCCTCACTAGCAGGAATACCTAACATAAATGCTAGTAACTCTCCTGCACAACCAAAGATAACTCCGAAGCTACTACCTTTAGATTTCTTACGTCTAAGAGCTATAGAGTGTAGTAGTTCTGGGTCTTGTGTCTCAATCGCAAGTTTAAACTCAGCATCTGATACTAACCCAAAATTTCTAGCGGAGTGACAGTGAGCAGACTGTCCTACATAGACCTCTTTGCCTGTCTCATCTTTAACTACTTCTTGCCCTGATGCAACAGCTTCATAGTACTCGGAGTTCTTAGCGAAGAAAGCAGCAATAGCTAATTGAGCAGACTTCATATCAGCACCAACCAACCTCATACCTTCTTCAGCTATCAAGATACTTCTTATTTCCTCTCCAAGCAGTGCACCTTCTCCGGCTGCATTGACCCAAACTCGGTGGCTTCCCCGAGATGTAGCAGTAGCGAAGTTATTAACCCCCGCAGGTAACCTACCATCTTCTCTGACATAAGCAAGTAACCCTTTATGTTCAGGATCTTTCACATTAGAGATAAACCTACGTCTATGTACTGTAGTGTTATACTCTCCTATATCTTTACCTAGACCTCCTTCTATATTCTCGTAATCTTTCTCACCTATTTTAGGGGAAGTTGGGATCACTTGCCTTTTCTTAACCTTCTTGTGCATCTGGTTCTCATACGCTGCTTTAGGCGGATAACTTACCACCATATCATATTCTGCCCTAACCTTAGTGCCGTTTGAATCCGTCTTATCATTCCATTCAGCTACCTGCTTCAAACCCCCTTTTATCAGCATACCCTTAACAACTTCGTGTTGTGTCATACTACTCTTATTAAAAGCTACCCTAGTGTGTGGACCACAAATTAAATCTGTATCCTCTGGGGCTACACCAAAATACTGACAACAATTAGCATTCAATACTTTAGTCTCTAATACTTCTTTCTCTATATCCCAATCTTTAGGTTTAGTATCAGGGTGGTTTGTTTTAATCCACTTAGTTAGGTCAGCTTTCTTTATATAAGTAGGTGACTCACCGTAACTAATATTAAACCCTGAGTAGTTATTAACTTTCTCTGTCTTATGGAAATTCACTGAGGGTTTCACATAAGGTTTAATAGGTTGTATCTTAGTTTCACCTGCTCTTGTAACTGTTTCTAGTTCATCGGGTGGTATTTTATTCTCAGGCCAAGACAATGCTCGCATGAGGTCACTTCTAGGGACTTTAGCACCTGCGGGTTTAACCGTAGGAGGTAGTAAGGGTTCAATCTCACTAGAGAGTTTATCCGTGACTATATCCCACTCTTTAACACACCGTTCCATATGAGGGACATCTGCTTTAACACCTCTTATTTCTTGTTGTGCTGCGTTCTCTGCATATTCGAACTCAACTTTGTAGGCTAATGTTAGGTCTATGCCTATGTTCTTTAGTTTACGTGCTTCTTCATCTAAGTATTTATGGCAGAAAGCTTGGGTCTTTGTATCTACTATACATCTATGAAGCATCCAAGCATTCATAACACTAAAATCTTCTACTTTAGGTTTTTTATTACCTTCTAGTAATGAGTAAGCTAGTAAACCATGACCACTTTTAGCTCCTTTTGGGCAAGGTCGGTCGAACAGTTGCATCTTACTTTGTATGAACGTATCAACCCAAGCTTCTGGTGGTATGACACACTTAGGCCATATCTTCTTGATAACTACAGCATCGTATGTAGCTGTATTGTGTACAGAGAGTTTGCTACCGTTCTTTGCTGCTAAGTACCAGAACCTAACTCCATCTAAAAGTGAGCCATCTCTTTTAGGTATTATGTGTTGTTCTTCTGTATCCTCATCTAGTACAGTAGTGTTATCATATTCAGGGTAATCATGGAATACGAACACTTCATCTGATTCTAAATCTCGGCTTACAATACACCAAACATCTTCTGGTTTGTTAACAACATCAATAAAACCCCTACATTCTATATCACTAGCAAGTATTCTATTGGTGTATTTACTTTTATCTGGTATTGCCATAATTTTCTCCTCTATTTTATACTAGAAAGGCAACTATACCCGAAGATATAGCTGCTGTCTACTGTTAATTAAAAGTTATGATCAGGGTGTATCACCTCTTGCTGTTGACTACCTTTACCACCTCGTCTTTGGTTAGTAGTTTCATCTTCTACAGGAAGCCTAGTAGCTGCTAATTCAGGGTTAGCTGCCATGTGGTCATCTAAATCATGTAGAGTCCTCTCTTTGTAATCATAGTATATGTCACAAGCATGACCTGTAGTGCCTCCTCGTATCTTTGGTAAATCCACACAAGTGGTATTACGTAGGATAGGACATTCTGCCATCTTATCTCGATTGATAACTATATTACAATCCGCAGATTGAACGAAAGTACCCGAACCTAGTACATCATATTCAGTAACCTTACGAACCTTACCATCTTTATCAGAACTGGGTTTCCTAGTATGCATCACATTTATGAATACTATACCTTCCTTTTTCTTCTGCTTCTGCCACATCATGAAATCTTCTTGTGCTTCAGTTCCTAATGAGCGTAAGAAGTCTGTAAGTGGATCAAAGATAATAAGCTTAGACCCATACTGTGATACTGCTCTTTCTACACAGGCTTTAAGGCTATCAGGACTACCACTCCTTTCATCTAATACATGATAGCGGGATTCACCTGCATCATTAGTAAGAAGGTCTTGTATAAGATCTTCGTTAGCAGGGTCATCTAGTACAGCCAGTGCATCTGCACCTTCTTCAAACCAAGATAGGTTATTCTTCAAGTGCATACTAAGGAAATCTACAGTAAGCTCACCTGTGGTTCGCTCTAACGACACAATAGTTGGGACTAATGGACTGTTCCAAAACCAATCATATAGTAGTGCATCAGTGAACAAACTCTTACCTATAGAAGTATCACCCACAAGATTTATGATGGCCCCAGTGGTTTTTATACCACCACGCATAGCCTTTTGTAGTCTATGTAAGAAAGGCGGTAATGCAATCTTTTCACTGTTTAAAAAATCCTTAGCTTCTTGTAGTGCACCTGCAGAGTGTTTTAATTCTGATGGTAAAAACTCTTTAGCACCGTAGAAACTACGAACAAATTGTTTCTCCTTACCACTACGCAACATATCATTAGGGTCATTACTGGAAATCTGTGCTATACGTACTTTTTCTTTAGGTAATACTGCGGCAGTAGCCTTATTAGCGGCTTGACCTGCTTCATCCATATCAAAACACAATACTATAATATCGAAAGAGTCACAGAATTCATAGTTAAGTGCTACTTGTTTAGCTGCACTACCTTCCCCTGTAGTAGGACTTACTACCGCAATAGGATCATAGTCTCCTTGTTTTCTTCTCTCTTGGTCATCTTTTAACATTTGGAATGCAGATGTCTTACATAACTCACCGCCTACAATAAGCAGATACTTGCCACCTGTATTAAACTTACTCTGACCTGATAATTGACTATTAACACCAGTGACACCTGTTTTATTCCAAGCTTTAGGCTCATACTTTATCTTGTATCCCGTAGGCCAAGGACTCCCTGCTGTAGTTTCTGGATACCTCTGAGAGACTACCTTACCTGCACAGTTAAGTTCTGTTAAATGCCCAAAGAATTGACTTATTTCATCTCTAACACCTCTATGATTGTTAGATACATATCCGAATTTCTTGATGTAATTCCGTACTGCATCTTTTTCCATAGGCTTTGCCTTAGGCTTCTTGACGAAATTCTTTTTATCAACAACAACACCACCCTCACAACCTAGTTCACCACCGACACTTGAGTTGTGTGTTTGTTCCATAGTGAAGCTTTGAGAGCATGAGTAACAGTAGGCATCATACCAAACCTCTCCGTTAGTTTCTTCATTACCACAATGTTCGTAAACAGCGAGAGCATCTGAAGAATTACATTCTTTCTTACCTTTCACTTCCCCTGCAATACAATGATAATGTTCTACGCAATCCCCTGAATCTAAATCTTTCAATATTTTTCTCCTTTATCATTTTTACTATAACAACCATAACATACAATTTTACCTTCACTATTATTCCATTGTATATTACCCTCCGTAAACCTATGACCACACTCATAACATTCACTAGGCTTTCCTACTACCAAGCCTATCATTACCAATACAAGTATAATTAATAGTGCTATAATTAACTCCATATCAAAAACCTTTATGTATTGTTTGTAGTGTTAAGTATTTCTTCTAATAACTCTCGGACTTCATTAAACCTCGGTGTCTCTACAATACCTCGGTCTTTAATCCAAAACTCACCCAGTTTCTGCCAAGAAGGTAGTTCACCCCACACAATATCATGATCATTCTCTACCTTGGTGATTAAAGTTTTACAATTAACACCTTGTAACTCTTTGTGTGAGTAAAGAGATTGACCTAGCATTTGGACAGAATTCCTCTCCCAATCTTGCTGTCTCCAAAGTAAGTAGTTGATTACATCTTCCTTAGGTAGGTTGAAACAACGACTATCAAATAGTGCAGTTTTAGTAA